GCTGTTCTTCAGAGCAACGAGGGAGAGCACGGCAATAATGGTGAACCATCGCGTTTGGGTTCTTATTTTGTACCTGGTGGTGGTGGGGGAGCCGCGTACTCTCGCAACTCAGGCGGTTCACAAAACTCAACCGTTGGGCTCAATGGTGCATCAGGTGGTGGCGCTGGAGGGAAAAACACTGGAAGCGGTGAATCTGGGGGCTTGGGCTTGTCACCTATCGGCAACGCTGGTGGCACATCAAATGACTATGGCGGTGGGGGCGGTGGCTCCTCAACCGCTGGCGCTAACGACAGTGGGACCGGAGGAAACGGCGGTGACGGCACAGCTTCCTCAATCACAGGAACCTCTGTGACACGAGCTGGCGGAGGTGGGGGTTCTTATGCTGGCACTGGTGGAACTGGCGGAGGTGGGGATGCCTCTGATTCCACAACGGCAGTAAGTGGGACTGCTAACACTGGTTCTGGTGGTGGAGGAACAAACTCAGGAACTGCTGGTGCTGGTGGTTCCGGTATTGTTATCGTAAGAGTGAGAACAAACTAATGCGACTGGTCAAACCCTGGCCAAACGGCTATACGGTAAATAAGCGCTCACCCTACGGTCCCCGGGTCCACCCGATTACCCGTAAGCGCAAGTTTCATCACGGTGTAGATGTGGCTCTGCCTGTCGGCACCATTCTGACTGCCCCGGCTGACGGTGAGGTTGTCCATAAAGGTGACAGCAAGTCAGGTGGCTACACTCTCATTCTGAAGCACGACCCGCACCTCTACACCGTCTACTATCACCTTCAGAAGCCCTCACACCTAGCTCTGAAAGCCAAAATAGACCAGGGAGAGGTAATCGCCCTATCGGGAAATACTGGAGCCTCCACGGGTCCTCACCTCCACTTTGAGGTGCGCCGGTCCCAGCGTTGGGGAGATACGGTGGACCCGATGCCTTTTTTCTCTGAGGCGGGTCAGCCCCGCAAGCTGGTTGAGGATGGGATACTAGGTAAGAATACTTGGTCGGCTCTGTCGAGGATGCTGTCAGCCAAAGGGTATTACAAAGGTGCGGTCACAACCGGCAAGGACCGGGCACTAGTGCGAGCGCTACAGTCATTCCTGAATGAAGGCGGATGGTAATGGCTGACGAATCGTCCACCCGAATCACGATGAAGGAGCTGTATTTGCAGGTTCAGAAAATCCAGTCCATGCTGGAGAAGCTCTCGCATCAGCTACCGAACTTGAACGATGAACTCAAGGATATTGAACAGCAGGTCAAGGACCACGAGGAGCGTATCCGCAAAGTGGAGATGCGCGTTTGGCAGATGATGGCGATAGCCTCATTCCTTGCCGCAATCGTGCCTTTTATCACCAGATTCATTCCGTAGATGGGTAAACCATCGTGGGCGGTGCGCCGTCGTATTATTTGGACCGGCATTGGTGCTGGTCTATTTATGATTCTTTTTGGGACCGTGGCTGTGTTCTCGGACCGGATAGGGTCCTCAGATTTGATTACGGGCGGAGTGGCTCTAATCACACTTGTTCTCACCAGCTACATTGGTGGAGCGACCTACGAGGATGTCAAGTTGGCAAGTCAATTAGGAGATGGTTCAGATGGATAAATGGGTCAAGTATTGGAACTTCGCAGGGGAGAGAGCAGTGAAAACAGGGGCACAGACAGCAATCGCTACTATCGGTGTCGGGGTCACTGGAATCTTCGAGGTGGACTGGATGAATCTGCTTTCAGTTACCGCGCTGTCAGCTATCATGTCGTTGCTTACGTCAGTTCTTACTTACGACAAGCAGGTGAGCGAGTAATGGCTAACCTGGACTTGATGGAGAATATCGGCGGGTACGCTTGTCCCGTGGACCCGGCAGAGTTGGTGAACTGCGAGGGTTGCCAGTAGTAGACTAGATACGAGTATGCCCCGGGTTCTTCCTCCAGATTCTTCCCCGGGGCATACGTTCGTATTGAGTTACTTCACTTCTTCCCAACTGGGGTCACCGACTGGTCTTCCAGCCATGTCGAGCATCATGCTCGCCAGGTGTAGGTCTTTCATCAGACCCTTGGGGACCGAGGTAGTGTTACCCTCACTGTCAGCCCGCCCAACTAGAATCGCCGGACCAACCAACCTGCGACCACTCAAGACGCTAGCCAGAGTGTTCAGTTCCAGGTCAATCAGCAGACCTTCCTCATTGACGATGACCTCAAAGTCATCCTCTGGGTTCACCACGAACTCAATGAGTCCGCCAACTATGCGTTGCATATCCTTGAGCCCGTCAATCTCAACGTGAATTGCGGACCCGTTCGGGTTCACCTGGATTGCGTTTATCATCATGCTCCTCCATTCTTGCGGTATTCCTCAGTTATCTGACCGATGCGCTGCTTAGACACTCCAAGGTGGTTAGCAATGTCGGTCTGCGATATACCCAACTTGTAGGCGTATATCACTTCCTGTCGGACAATCTCATTGAAACGCGTTATGCGTTGTTCGAGCTTTGCCCTTGAGGTCTGAAACAGAGCCAGTTTTGCCAGTTGCTTATCCTGCTCTTCCATTGTGTTCTCCTATCCGTAGATGAGTACAAGAAACCAGATGGCTACGAAGCCAACTAGTATGGACCATTCCTGTAGGTTGCTAGGCACGGGTCACCTCATACTGTCCGGCACCGTTGTCGTAAATCGCAGAGCCCAGGTCCACGTCACGCGTTTCCAAAGCACCCTTGAGGACCTCCAGCGTGTTCCCGTGCCGGTCCCGTGCCGAACTCTGGTCGTATTGGTCCAGGAAGTCACAGTAGGCGTAGTAAAGCCCGAGCCTCATGCGAGTGTCCATAGAAGCGTTATGGTCCATCTCTACATCTGGTTCGGGCAGGTCCCAAGCCAACCACATCATGGCGGTAGGTCTGGGTTGTTTTGGAAGCATCGTGTCAGCGACAGCGCGGATAATCTCATCCACGTGAGCCACCCAGACCACTTCCTCATTGACTATCTGCTGAAGCTGGTTGTGGAAAGCCAAAAGCATCGCATTCTCCTGCGACCTTTGCATCTCAACCAGCGTTTGGTGTATACCCATTTCATTCTCCATTCTTCAGGGGAGTAAGGCACTCCCTCCACTAGTCTAGCGGACTAGACGGGAAAAGCCTAGATTGTCGGTGGTCCGAGATAGACTTGGGGAAACCCGAGATACCTAGGAGGAAAAATGGGTTACTACAAGAATCTGGAAATAGCGTTACAGGTTGAGGAGCCTGACCGCTACCCGACCCGGCGTGACTTGCGGAAACGTGGGACATACCGGAAGCCCAAAGCAGTTTGGGTGCTCGATGCCCGCGAGATGAGTTTGATGCTCGTGGGCTTATTTTGTGCGCTGGTACTGGGAGTCATCCTGGGTTATGTGGTTGGAGGTGGGCTAGATGCCTAGAGCCAGAAACACAGACCCAGTTACCAGTGACCTAGCGGCAGAGAGCGTCAAGAATGTAACTGAAACCCAGTCGTTCATTCTGCGTTGTCTGAATCGAGGCAGACCGGACCACGAACTGATAGAGGCATACCGGGCGTATAAGACTGCGCCGTATGCTTCCGAGTCTGGTATCCGGTCCCGCCGGTCTGAGCTTGTCGAGCGTGGGATGGTCCGCGATTCCGGCAAGCGCACAACTACCCGGAGTGGTCGCAAAGCGATTGTCTGGGAGCTGACTAGCAAAGGTGTCCGAGAGCGTATGTTTGGAGGCAAAAGTGCATAGGTCAAGACAGCAGGATGTGGAGAGAAGCAAAGCTGTAGCCAAGTTCATTGGGACCTGGGAAGTGCGCCTAGAGCATGACGGTGACCGTTTCACGTTCAAGTTGCTCAACTACGAGCACAACAGGGATGTGGGGCGACCCGAGCGTGCCTCTACCGTGCTAGTGACCCATACCCGGAGCATCGAGGATGGGTTCCACGAAATGAAACTGGAACTAGCCAAGTTCATTCCCGAGGACCTATTTTGATTGCCGTGAGGCGTTTCATCGCCAGTTCCTCACAGAATCGCCAAGCCTGGTTGGAAGCCAGGGAGATGGGAGTCACAGCGACTACCGTTGCCCGGTCCGCCACGCCCAAGGGGTTCG